CGGTAGGCGTATCTGTAATATTGCAAATCCAGACGTATTCTCGAACTTCGCAGTCAGAATTACGAAGGGTTCTAGAACCGCAAAAGTAGAAGCAGCTATCAATCCATTCAGAGGGGGTGCATCTTGGTGACGAAAGAAATCTTGAAACAATACGCTGATTTACAGCAGGAATGCGTTGAGGTGCGAGAGAAAATAAACACCCTTGAAAAACAGATAGCAAGAATCGAGCAAGACGGCAGCGTCAGAGACAAGGTTTCTGGTGGAATTGGCGGCTGGCAGAGTTTTACCATTGAAGGATTTCCCTATCCTGAATACAACCGCAAGAAAGCCCTGCTCTATTCCAGAAAATCTACACTTTGCGCTCTCGAAATGGAGATAATGGAAACAATCAATCAGATAGAATCATTTATTGCGACCGTTGAGGACAGCCACATGCGGCGCATTATTCATCTTAGATTTGTCGAGGGGTTGTCTTGGGGGGACGTTGCAAAGCGTATCGGCGGAAATACAGAGGACAGCGTCAAGAAAATGTTCTATCGTTTTCTTGAAAAATGAGAAGTTGTCCCCAATGTCCCGAAAAAATCTGCTATAGTTATAATAAAGAATAATGCGAACAGACGAACACTGGTGCTTGCCAGTGTTTTTTGTTTTGTCTTTTTTTCGGAAAGGAGGTGCTTTATGAATAGTAGAACACTTCAAGATATTCTGCATGGACGCTATGGCAGGAAAGTAGCGTATACGGACGCAGAGAAGATAACGCCAGATAACATCATAAGTGTACTTGGCAAGTGCATAGGTATTTTCAATCTCAATAAAACAGCGATTGATTACCTCTGGCACTACTACAAGGGAGACCAACCGATACGTTATCGTCAGAAGATTGTGCGTGACGATATTATAAATAAGGTTGTGGAAAACCACGCCTATGAGATTGTACAGTTCAAGGTCGGTCAGACCTACGGCGAACCTGTACAGTTTGTTAGCCGCAAGGATGATGAGCGGATAAACAAGGCTGTAGATATTCTGAATGATTACATGGTTGATGTTGATAAGCAGTCAAAGGATATTAAGTCTGGAGAGTGGCAGTCGGCAACAGGCACTTCCTTTAAGGCAGCTCAGTTTTCGGATGGAGATATAAAATTTCGCATTGTATCCCCCACTCCGTTAAATACCTTTGTTATTTACAACCGCAGCACAGAAGAACCGATACTGGCTGTGCAGGAATTGAAAAATAAGAATGGCGAATGGTATAAATTGTGCTTCACTGAAACACATTCCTGCGAAATACATAATTCGGAGGTTACGAATTGGAAACTTCATGCTTTCGGCGGCATACCGATTGTGGAATACCCTAATAACCACGAGAGATTGTCTGATATCGAGCTTGTTATTGATATTCTGGATTCTATCAACAATATGCAATCAAACCGAATGGATTCTATTGAGCAGTTCGTTCAGTCATGGGTGAAATTCGTAAACTGTGATGTGGATAGCGAGACATATCAGAAAATGAAACAGCAAGGCGCGCTGGTAGTCAGGTCTAATAACGGCGAAAACAAAGCCGATGTCGATATCATGACACAGGAACTGAACCAGACAGAATCACAGGTTGCAAAGGATGACCTTTGGGATAACGCCCTTTCTATCCTCGCGATCCCAAATAAAAACAATAATAACTCTGGCGGTGATACGCAGGGTGCGGTACAGCTTCGTAACGGATGGGACTTCTCTAAGACAAGGGCAAAACTGAAAGACCCTATCGTAAAAGCGGCAGAGAAACGCCTTGCAAAGGTAGTGCTGAATATCATTCGCATTAAGCATGATGATTTGGGCATTACTTCAAGGGATTTCGATGTGCAGATAAATCATAGTCCGCAGGATAATATGTATACAAAATCACAGACGCTATACCAACTGTTGCAGGCAGGAATACACCCTCTTATTGCGGTTAAAACAGTTGGTCTGTGGGGAGATTCTGAAAAAACATTCCTTCTTTCAAAGCCTTATATGGATGCTTTGTGGCAGACAGCGGAAGAAAAGGAAGAACAGGAACGCAAAGCAGCTGAGATTGCAAAACAGTCTCAAACGGTTGCAGAAGAATAAAGAGGTGGTTTCATGTCAAGAATCCCGAATGACGAATTGCATACAGAGAAAATTGTATATGAAACCTATTTCGGCGAAATGGAAATATCTGACGAAGAAAAGAAAGAACGGCTTGAGTTGGCAAAAGAACTTGAGCCGATTTTTATTTCTTTTTTTTATGCTTTCTTGGAACAAGAAGGAAATGAAGGAGACTTCATTCAAAGTCTTTCCGCAGAATACGAAAAGACGGCGTTGAAGTTTCTAAAGGTCAGAGAACCAACAGCATACATAAAAGAATATTCGGAGAAAATCACAGAAGATATTATCCGAACAACCGTTGAAAATAAGGATACGCCCTACTTTACATCTGTTGAGCGAGCCATGAATATTGCGGCGAATGAAGCAAATACCATTGGCAACTACCGAGAATACACCAGAATGGTTAAGCAAGGTTATAAGTACAAGACTTGGATAACCATGCTTGATGACAGGGTGCGCCATACGCACGCAGAAGCGAATGGGTATAAAGTCGGGATATTCGATTCTTTTCATATTGGGGCATCTGAAATGTCCTTCCCTCGTGACTACTCTTTAGGGGCAGGTGCAGAGGAAATTGTAAATTGCAGATGCAGTCTTAAATACACGAAAACTTAAACAGTCCTTATGTGCTGTTTTTTGTTTGCAAAAAATAAGCAGCTATGCGGTAAATAGCAAAACTCAGCAGGCGCGACCTGCGGTAACAAAAGCGTGAGTAAAAGAACAGGAGGTAATAACCATGAAACGAGAAGATGTGCTGAAACTTTTTCCAGAAGCAACAGATGAGCAGATTACCAATCTGCTGAATCAGAGCAACAAGGAAGTGCTGAACGAGAAAAACAAGGTAGCGCAGTACAAAGAAAAAGCCGATAAAGCAGATGAATTACAGGCTAAGATTGACGAATTGGAATCAAACGGTCTGTCTGAAACCGAAAAAGCCAATAAAGCGTTGGAAACAGCAAATGCAAGAATCGCAGAACTTGAGAAGGCACAGACATTGGCTACGCAGAGAAACACTGCGGCTGCGAAATTCAAAGTAACCGCTGAACAGGCGGCGCAGATTGTGAAGGATGACGGCTCTTTCGATTATGACGTTCTCGGACAGATTATCTCTGACAAAGAAACGGCTGCTGCCAAGGCGAAAGAGGAGGAAATTGCAAACAACTCCCCTAACCCTAACGGAAGTAATGGCGGCGGCGAAACACAGACGGAGACTGAAAAAATTGCAAAAGAAATCGGAAGTAAATGGTCTGATGCAAATAAAACGGCTGAATCTGTCTTAAAAGACTACATGTAAGGAGGCTGAATAAACTATGAAATTCAATAAAAAAAGCGTGGTTATGCAAAAGGAAATTCTGAAAAGAAGGCTTGGCGGCGAATTGTTTGTACCCATAAAACTGGATGATTCCGCATTTACAGAAGGCGTTTGTAAGGCTGGGAATCCTATTTCCGCAGAGGGGAAAAAGGTAAATGGTGGAAGCGGTGATTCGGCGGCGGCAGGCATTCTGCTTTATGATGTGTACGATTCTAACCCTAACGGAACCATCATAAAGGCTTTTGCTTGCGTAAATGAAAAAAACGCAAATGCAAATGCAGGCATTACGATTGCAGAATCGGTAAAGACAGCACTGCCGATGATTGTATTTGAATAAGGAGGTGTAAAGTAATGAACATTAGAGATGTATATAACGCAAAGGCGATTGCCTTGGTGCAGACAGAAGTGGCGAGTAACAGAATCCCCTATCTTGGTGAAGGTCTATTCCCTGCAAAAAAGAAAATGGGACTGGATTTGAAATGGGTTAAAACATCTAAAGGACTGCCTGTTTCCTTGGCTCCTTCCAATTTTGATGCAAACTCTACAATCAGAAGTAGGGAAGGCTTCATTGTTAAAGAAACTGAAATGCCGTTCTTCCGTGAATCCATGATTGTGAAGGAAATTGATGAGCAGGAAATCATGCGTGTGCAGGATTCTTCAGACCCTTACGCAGCAGATGTTTTGAGCAGAATTTTTGACGATGCAAACACTCTGATTGAAGGTGCGAATGTTGTGCCGGAAAGAATGATTATGCAGTTGCTCTCCCCTGCTGATGGTTCTCCTAAGATTTCCATTGAGGCAAACGGCGTTGCGCACGCATTCAATTATGACCCTGACGGAGAGTACAAGAAAACAAACTTTGCGGAGCTGACTGAAACAACTGACAAGTGGTCTGATACCGAAAACTCTGATCCTCTCGACGATGTTTCTGTGGGACTGGATTCTGTTGAAGCAAAAACTGGCGAAAGACCTTCTATCTTGATTGTTTCCAGAAAGACCATGGACTATCTGAAACAGAACAAGAAAATCAAATCCGCAATTTTGGCGCAGAATGCAACGGCAAATATCTTTATGAACGATAACAGAGTGAAGGAAATTTTCTCTGCTGAACTGGGCGTAAATATTATCGTTTACTCCAAACAGTACAAAAACGAAGAAGGAACAGTTGCTAAATTCTATCCCGATGGTTTCGCAACACTGATTCCTAACGGCGCACTGGGTAACACATGGTACGGAACAACACCAGAAGAACGTACACTGATGGGAAGTAAGGAAGCGGATGTGTCCATTGTAAATACAGGCGTTGCGGTTTCTGTTACAGTGACAAGCGACCCTGTTCATACAAAGACAACTGCATCCGAAATTGTACTGCCCTCTTATGAGAGAATGGATAGCGTTTTCGTTATCAAGTGCTATTGATAAGGAGGAGAACGCCATGAAGTACGGACACATAGTAAAACACAAGGGTGTATGGTATGCCGCAGGAGAAGAAGTGCCTGATACTAACGAGAAAGCGGAAGGAAAGAAATATTCCAAAAGCGAAATCGCTCGTATGCCAGTCAATGAGCTGCGGCAGTTGGCGTTGAACACAGGTGTTGATGGAGCAGAAGAAATGAACGGCACAGAACTGAAACATTATCTCTTGTCCGTATTCGGACTGTAAAGGAGTGATTGCTTATGGCTGATTACAGCATTTTGGAGCAAGTAAAAATCAGACTGCGGCAGTTTCACGTTGAAGATGATGATACTGTGGTATTCGACAAGAAGGAAGAAGATCCGCTTTTGAACCAATTGATAGAGCAGGCAAAAAAGGAGATTGCCATAAAGCGTATGTATCCAGAAACATACACCGAAAAAGATATTTTGTCTGACTTAGAGAGGTTTGAAAACAATATCGTTGACTTGGCAGTGTATGACCGCTCGCAAGCAGGAGAGGCTTACATGGAAAGCTATTCTGAAAACGGAGTTAGCCGTTCTTGGAAGAATCGAGAGGATTTGTTCTTTGGCGTATACCCGTTTGTAAAGGTTCTTTAAAGGGGTTGGTATCGACCCCTTTAGTCGTTTTTGGTGCGTTGCTGTTTCAAAGTGCAAAGTATAGTTTCAATAATTCTATAGAATAATGAAAGTTTAATCGAAAATAAATGAAATTTAATTAAATTTTCCGCTTAATTTTCAATTAAATTCGATAAATTTCTATTTCTTAACGAAACGGCAGCAGGGGTGCATCGTATCAAGTGGCGGTGGGCTGATGCGCAATTATTAAGCAGAAAGGCGGTACAGAAATGCAAGTCGAAATAGCATACCTCATAAGCATAGTCTCTTTGGCATTTTCCGTCTTTTTCGGGTTGAAAAGTAGCAAGCATACAGACACAAAGGATATTGAGGAACGTGTGAAGGATAACACCAGAATCAATATGAAACTGGATGCTATCGCAGGAACAACACAGGAAATAAAGTCGGAAATATCCACAATGAGAGAAGAAATCAATAGTCACAATGACAAGATTATCAAGTTGGAGCAGAGCCTTAAATCTGCACACCATCGGCTTGATACTCTTGAGGAACGAATGAATCATGAGTAGGTGGTTTTCAAATGCTCGATATTAACAGGCAAAAGATGTTCTACGCAAAGCAAATCGGTCAAGTCCCTGTCTATGATACGGACGAGGATGGGAATTTGAAATACATCACTGTGGACGGAAACAAAGTGCCGATAGAAACAGGAGAATACACAACTGGGTATGATGTGCCAGTCCCCTTCTATTCTTCCATAAGCAACAAATTGAACGAATCTCTTATTAAAGAGTTTGGTGTTGATAATTCAACAAATTTCGTTCAGATTGTCGATGACAAGGGAAAACTTCCTTTGTCTGTCGGGGACTTGGTGTGGAAGAAATCAGCGGTGCAGTATAAAGCGGCAATGGTCGATAAGACAAGCTGTGATTACATTGTCAAAGGCGTTGCAGATGAAGGTCTGACGGTTGATTTGTTTCTATTGCAAAAGAATGTAAAGTAGGTGTTTCTATGTCTAAAAAAATATCAATCAACATCATGTCCAATAAGTCCATCCAGAAAGCCGTAAAAGAGGTTGAGAGCTACGCATATAGCTTAACTGATAAATGTAACGAGTTTGCGAAAAAACTCGCTCAAATCGGCGTACAGACCGCCAAAATGAAGGTTGCTCAATACGATGCCGTTTATACAGGAGAACTTCTTAGTAGTATCAATTATGAGCAAGGGGCGGTTATCAAGAAAGGTGCAACGTGGATTGTATACACCGGCTGTCCTTGGGCGAAATTTGTTGAGTTTGGTACAGGTATTGTCGGAAAGATGAAGCCACACAAAAATAAAGGTATTGTCGGTTGGGAATATGATGTGAACGAACATGGAGAATCTGGATGGTGGTATTACAGGGACGGAAAACGGCACTGGACAAAAGGTATGCCCTCTCGCCCATTCATGTATGAAACTTCCATAGAATTAGCAGAAAAGATTGCGGAGGTTGCAAAGGAGGTGTTTGGTTGAGTGATAATTCATGGGCTTATGACCTTGGAACGGTTGTGTTTTCAATCGTAAAGGCGAAAGCCAAGCCAAAATTGGAATCGAAATATCCGACCATATACTTCACAAGCAACGGAAAGAAATTAAGTGATGCCATCTTCCCTACCGTCTATATTCATCGTATGGCGGCGGCAGAACGTGGAGCAGACCTTGAGGGACTTTCCATAAACGCAACATTGGAAACCTTCCAAGTGGATGTATTCACAAACACAAGCCAATCAGATGTAGGCAGAATAATGTCTGTTGTAGCAGACGTATTCAAAGAAATGCGGTTCAAGGTTATTGCCCTTCCAGAATTTAATGAGGGGGATACATACAGAAGCACCGCAAGATTCCAAAGAGTAATAGGAGCAAATGACAGTTTAACGTGATAAAGCCGTTTAGGGCTTTATTTTTTTATGCAAAAAAGGAGGAATGAAATATGGCAACAGGTTTGAAATCCAGAATTATTTATAGAGAAAAAACATCAAGTCAAACAGAAGGTTCTTACTGGGCAGGCGCTTATAAACTTCTGTTGAGGGCGAAAGCCATTCCAAGCCCATTTGGTTCTCAGAACATGGTGGATACATCCACGCTGGAAGACCTTGTAGAAACACAGGAAATGGGAAGGCGTGCGGCTGGATCAATGGAGATTTCTGGCGCATTTGAAAAGAAATACAAAGATGACATGGTTTCAAACGAGGGAAAGGAACTGGATTTTTGTATCTTATACGGTACGGATGGCAAAGGCTCAGAAGGTATCTGCGCTTTTATCGGTCAGGAATCTTTTGCTCCAGATGAAGCTACGGATGACCATTTGACAGGCACTGCAACCGTGGCTGTGAAAACAGTTCCTAAGTGGATTGAGAATGATTATGATGTTGCGGTAACGGAAGACGAGAATGGCTATCCGACTACAATCACACTGTCAAAAAAAGGTTAAGTCAGCCATTGAATATAGAATCGGCTAATATGGCTGACTATGATAAATCCATAGCCGAAATACAGTAAATTAAGTAGAAAAAAGGAGTTATGCAAATGAAAAACTTTACCATTAACAGAAAAGTGTATAAGGCAAAAGAATTTGATTTTAACCTTGTTTGTGACTTGGAGGACGAGGGTATTTCTCTTGAGGTCATGCAGGATAAACCTATGTCTATGATGAGAGCTTATTTCGGCATCTGCGCTGGAATTGGAAAAAATGAAGCTGGGGAAGAAATGCAGAAACACATTGTTTCTGGAGGAAGTTTTGAAGAAATGGCAGAAGCTATGTCTGACGCTATGGAGCAGTCTGATTTTTTTCGGGCTGCCAACAAGACAGCGGAAGCGGAAACTGCGGAAAATCAGAGCGAAGCGGAATAAGAAAAAAATACAAATCGTTTCGTGAGTTGTTGATTGCTGAATGGTTCCCACAGGCATACTCTATCGGGGTTTCGTGGGATGAATTTTGGAGAATGAACCCGAGAATATTGTCTGCGATTGCAGAGGGGTACAACCAACGTGTCAGAAATGCAGATTACATGAATTGGATAAACGGTCAGTATATGCTTTCTGCTGTAATTGTCGGTGTAGAGAAAAATTTGGCAGGAAATAAGGCGAAAAATGAGTATATCAAAGAACCCATCCTTTCTGTTAGCGAAGAAAAACGGAATACTGAATCAAATGAAGAGATTGCGGTTTTTGAAATGAAAAAAAGGATAATGGCACTTCGTGAATCTGGTTTGCCAGAAAGTCCGAAATAGTATTTAGGTGGTAATGGCTAAGTCTATTACCACCTATTTAACGCTATGGGAAGGTGGTGGAAACGAAGAATGAGTGAAATAGATAAACTTGAGATAAAGATTGTTGCAGATGCCGCAGAAGCGGAAAAGTCTGTAAAAAAGTTGAGCAAAACTATTGATGGTATCGGGAAAACAGGAGATTCCACAAAACAGATTCGTGAAATTAAATCTGTTTTGGAGAGCATTAAAACACCAGAAATAGAGATTAAAGGCATAAAAGAATTTGCGAAACAAGCAAGAATCATAGCACACAACTTTTCAAAAGCCGCAAGAAGTGCAAAGGAAATCGGCGCTTCGTTAAAAGGCGTGAATCTCGGACAACTCACAAAAAAGACGAAAAAAGAATCTGCATCTGTTGAAGATTATAGCCATTTGAAGGACATCCCTATTTTTGACATGGGCAAGCAGATTAACGGTGATCCGATACAGGATGCCGCAAAATCCATGTCTGATTTAACGAGCGAAACAAAAAGTGCCGTTTCTGTCGCAGGACAGCTTTCCGCCGCAATGGAACGTGTTTCTGAAAACGCCGCAAAAACAGACAGATTTTCTGGAATAGAAAAGGAGATTTCAAAAAATCTTGGCATGACAGGCGTTCTGGACATTGATAACGGAAAGTTCGCTGAAACTATCGAGGAATCGAAAAGCCTTATCAATGGATTTAGAGTTGACTTAGAAAAACTCGGACTTAGCGAAATTAAGTTTCCAGAAGTCGAAAAGGCAGAACGAGAATTTAAAAATATGGAAAATACGGTTAGAGTTCTGACCGAAACCATAGAAGAATTAAAAGCGTCTGGTGGAAACGCCAAACAGATGAAACCGCTTGAAAAGCAGTTGGAGAGAATAAGCCAAAAATCAAAAATAGCAAATCTTAATCTGAAAGATACTATTGCACTTGCACGTTCTAAAATACCAAATATTCAAGAAGGATTGCAGGAAAAACAGAGTAAAAAAACGCAACGAGAAGGACAGAGGAAACGCTCAAATAAATCTCGTGGACGTTCATCCGGTGGGCTTTTTGGTCGCTCTGGCGGTCGCAATAGTTTTTCTTTGCCTAAAATGGTTGGTATGTCTGTACTGTACTCCACTGTATTTCAGCTGATTGCTACCATAAAATCTGCATTTGTAGAGGGTATGCAGAGTTTAGCACAGTACAGTCAATCGGTAAACGCCAATATTTCCTCTATGATGTCCGCTTTAATGCAGTTGAGAAACGCATTTGCGGCGGCGTTTGAGCCTATCCTTTCTGTTGTCGCACCCTACCTTGCCACGTTCATTAGTTGGCTTGCGAAAGCAATCAATATGTTGGGACAATTCATTGCGGCACTGACAGGCAAAGGGTATGCGGTACAGGCTAAAAAAGTGCAGATGGACTACGCAAAAAGCCTACAAAAAACGGCAGGCGGCGCAGGAAAAGCGGCTAAGGCATTAAAGGAAATGCAGGACTATACGCTCGGATTTGATGAATTGCACATCATAGACACCAAGCAGAACGATAGCGGCGGTGCTGGTGGCGGTGGTGCTGGCGGCGCAGGAGACCTTCTCCCTGCCGATATGTTTGAAACTGTAGAGATTGATTCCAAGATACAGGATTTGGCAAAACGGTTCAAAGAGCTGCTGCCGTTGATTACATCTATTGCGGCAGGATTGGCGGCTTGGAAAATTGCAATGGGATTGTTCAAACAGCTTGCAGAACTGAAAAAGAAATTACAGGAATTGCAAGTATTGAGTAAACTAAATGTTGCGATGAATGGACTCGGTACAGTCTTAGCGAATGTTGGGCTTATACTATCCAATTTAATGAAGGTTGCGCCAACAATCCTTGGATGGTCTGTGGTTATTGGTATTATTGTTGGGCGGTTTGTGTACCTGTACCAAACGTCAGAAGAATTCAGAAAAGGACTTGAAAGAACGAAAGAAATATTCAAGGGAATTTTGACCGTTGTTAGTGATGTATTCAAGGCAGTAGGAAAGGTTCTTTATGATATTGGTTCTGGAATATGGAATCATTTGCTCAAACCATTCCTTGAATTTATCGGCATTGATACATCCAGAATCGAAGAAGAATTTGCAAATTTTTTCAGAATGATAAAGGATTGGCTCGGAAAACTTGATATAGATTTCGGAGACTTGGGAATCACTATTGCAGGACTTGCCCTTCTGTTTATTCCTGGCGGTCAGTTGTTCGGCGGTGCGTTGTTAGCTTTTGAGGGAATATCTGTTGCTTTGCGTGCATTAGGCGGAGTAAGTGATGAAACGTGGGAATCCATTAAATCAAAGGCTGTTGAAGTATGGAACTCTATTAAAAATTTCTTCAAAACAACGTGGGATGAAATTGTAAGTTACTATCCAGAGAAATGGAATGAGGTAAAAACTTCAACCGCTGAATTGTGGGAAGCTGTCAAAACAACTATTTCTGAAAAATGGACTGCAATTAAAGACTTCTTCACAAAAACAATACCACAGATTGTAAGTGATATTGTCAAATGGTTCTCTGAAATGCCAAGCAAAGTCGGTGCTGCTATCTCGTCATTCTTTACAGATACAATACCGAATTGGGCTACAAGCACATACAACACATTCAGCGAGAAGGTAAATAACATCGTTACCAGTGTTGCCACTTGGTTCGGTGAACTTCCGAAGAAGATTTACGAAAAAATAATTTCATTCCTTGAGAAAATCACTCTTTGGAAAGATAAGTCAATCGAAAAGGTAAACACAGAAATACCAAAAATCTTGGACAAAGTTGCTGAATGGTTCGGAAAACTCCCTGAAAAAATCATGGGAGAATTGAAAAAAACCATAGAAAGCATTAAGAGTATCGGCGGCTTTATACTTGATGGCATTTTGGAAGGTGCAAGCAATTTCGGAAACAAGGTCGGCGGTTTTGTGCAAAAATTGCTCAGTAAAGTAAACAAAGAAGCTGAAATTCACTCCCCTTCCAGATTGTTTAAGCGTGAAACAGGCGTTTGGATTGGCGCAGGTATCGTTGCTGGTATGGAGGAATCTTTAAGCGGTGTCGGTGATGTCATAAACGGTGTTGTAAACAAGGTATCGGGAAGTGATAGTCTTACCCCTGTTGTTTCCTTAGAAGCACCCGACATTTCACAGTGGAACGAAGTGTGGGACGTTGCTCGTGCAAAATTTAGCGAAACGAAAGATGCCATCACATCTGAAATACAGAACTTCTACACACAGATAAATGCACTGTCATTGACATTTGGAAACACGTTCAAGACAAGCATGAGCGAATACCTTAACAAAACCTATGACGGCATTTACAACACGTTTGATGCTATCAGACAGACCTTGCAGCAAGTTTCTGACGAGGTTACAAGGATGCTGAACCAGATGGTTTCTGACGCAAACTCTCTGGCAGGATTGACTGGTAAGAAATACAGTCATGTTGGCGGCTACACCATGCAACAAGCACAGCGTTTCAATATAGAAATGTTTGCGAATGGCGGTTTCCCTCGGTCTGGCGAAATGTTTATCGCAAGAGAAGCAGGCGCAGAAATGGTCGGCAGTATTGGCGGCAAAACAGCCGTTGCAAATAATGACCAGATAGAACGTGCGATTTTCAATGCTGTTCTGACGGCTATGTCACAGGCAATGGCGAACGGCAGCGGCCAGCCAATCGAACTGAATCAGAAGATTGAACTGGATGGAGACGTTATTTATAACAATCAGCAGAAAGTATCCGCAAGACGAGGGATAAACTTTGGTCTTGGCGCATTTCAAAGGTAGGTGGTTTTTGTGGCAGTAATCAGATATAACGGCACAGAAATTACCTGTCCTTCTGTGCAGGAATACGAAGGTCAGCAGTTAGTTGACAGCGGCAGAAATGCAAACGGCGTTGTGGTGGCTCAAAAGATAAACCGCCGCCAAGTAAAATTGAATTTGGAGTGGAAGGTTATTTATCCAAAGGAATTGCAGAAGATTTTACAGTTGATTGAAACCTTCATAGGAAACGTAACCTACTATGACCCAAAGGAAGGGAAATTCATCACAAGAGAAATGTATTGGGGCGATTATTCCGTTTCTACATATTGGGTGTCCGAGAATGGCACACCGAAAATGTTTACAGGGTTAAAGACATCCCTTATCGACACAGGGAAATAGCGGGGCGGTGGTTTTATGTATCCAGTAACAGCAAAATGGAAAGAGGAAACAGAGCAAACGCTCCGCAATCCTTCTTATGTTAGAATTGTATTTGGCGTGACAGACCCAGACGCACCGGGGCTTAGTAGACCAACGGATAACGGACATTTACCTTACAGTGATGTTGACAGCGTGGATGTCGGCACAACCGCCCCATCCACCTATCAGACGTTGGAACGAAACAGATTTATTCTGGACGGAAAGAACCCTCTGCCGCCGGAGAGCAACCCCATCTATCAGGGATATGCAGGATTGACAATCAGCGGTGATGCAGGGACATACACTACAAAGCCGCTTGTGAAAATTTCATTCGGCGATTATGTGCAGTTTCCCGGTTTGACCTTCCAGTTTGATGACAGTATGGGTGATTACCCGAACAGTTTTCGGATTCTGGCAAAGAAAGATTCTGTATCTGTGTTCGATAAAACCTACTCGCCTGATACTACATATTGGGAAATGGCAGACCAAATTCCGTTATGCAATGAACTGTCCTTCTATTGGCTGAACTCAAATATACCACACCGCAGGGCGAGATTGCTTTCCTTGACATACGGTCTGGTTAGCCGATTAGGCTCGGATGATATTGCAAGTTGTTCTTCTACAAAGGAGATTGACTTGCTTTCGTCTAAGATTCCAAAGCAGGAATTTGAATTTACGCTGATTGATACGCAAAGAAGATATGACCCCGAAAACCCATCTGGCTTATGGGAATATCTGGAAAGCAGACAGCCTGTCAATTATCAGTATGGCTATGAATTGTCGGACGGCTCTATCGAGTGGATACCTTGGGGCTTGTCTTATTCTACAGGCGATTTTGATGTATCGAAATCTGGCATTGTGGCAGAGGTCAGCGTAAAGTGTGCGGGTCTGGCAGACCATTTGACAATGACCTATGACGAGGGCGTGTATTCGGCGGCAGGAAGAAGTCTGTTCGACCTTGCGACAGATGTTATGAAATTTGCGGGATTTGAGAATACAATCGAACTGGATAATGCGTTGAAAACAATCTACACGCACAATCCCCTGCCATCCTCCAAAGTGAACGAGTGCTTGCAGCTGATAGCAAATGCAGGGCGTTGTATCATGAACCATAGCCGCGGCGGTTATATTCAGATTTTGCGCGAGAATGACAGCGCGACAGGATTTGATATCAACTTCGACAAAATGACGGATACGCCCACCACAACGAAGATACCGCCCCTTCGCAACCTGTCGGTGGAGTATAACTCCATCAAGGTAAACTCGGAGGTAACGGCGGCGGTCAATGCTGTTGAAATTTCAGCCCCTGACGCACATGAGTACACATTTACGCACCAAGCGTATACAAATCAGAAAGTGGAAGTGAGCGGCGGCTTGTCTATTGTCGGCACGCCAAAATTCTACGCCTACAAGACCGTTGTAACGCTCAAGGGGACGGGTACTGTCACTATCAATGGGAATAGCCTTACGGAGAATAAAATCGAGTACAGGAAGAAATACAGTGACGTTGGCGAGGATTTGAGCGGCGTTAGCAATGCGCTCATTGACAACCAGACAGACGCTGTCGCATACGCAAACTGGGTAGCGGCGGTCACTCTGCGGCGCAACACTTACAGTGCGCCAGACAGAGGATATCCAGAACTGGACGTTGGAGATTCTGTCAACTTCACAAGCAACTTCGCAAATGAAACGCCTGTTACTATGGTTCAGCAGAAGCTGACCTATAACGGCGCAATCAAGGGCGAGTGCCAATATATCATTGGGGGTGGTAGCTAATGGCTTGGATAACACCGATTTTTAACCGAACTGTATCCGACACCGTTACAGCGAGAGAGGCTCAGGCGAACGAGGAAAACAATAAGGGCGCACTGAACTATCAGGACTTGAACCGCATTGAGGGCAACCATAAGGAATTGATGCGGTGGCTTGAGAAGGAAGGATACTACATCCCCAGAACATACAGAAACTACAAGGAGAGTTTCAACGGCACAACCTACACCGATTGGCAGGAAGTCAATATACCTTGGCTTTCGGAAATCAACCGTATCCGAGCGAATTATACCGCTTTGGTGCGGTTGTTTTTGGTTGGCTTGGGTTTGCCTGTGTTTCCCGAAAGTCTGTATCTGGATTGGCAGGAAGTTAACGATTGGGAACGGGTTGCCGCGGTCGGCAAGGAAATGACAGAAAATATGAAGCAGGAATACATCCCCTGCGGAACGATAAACAGCGGAGGTGAACGGTTGCTATGAAGGATTTTTTAGATAGAATCCCAACACAGGCAGGGCGGAGAAAAATCACTCATGCGGACGGGACAAGTGAGTTTGTAACGGTTGAAATGGCGGACGAACCATCCGTAGAGGGTACGCCATTAAACAGAGAAGCCCTCATGAATGTGCAGGGGTTTTCAAGTGAAGATACTACTATTAGTACATCTGGTAATGTAACTACAGTTACAATAACTCACAGTGATGGTGGCAAAACTGTTACAACAATTACAAAGAATTCTGATACATTAACTACTGTAGTATCTAAGTATACTGGGCCTTCCGGTAACGTAATCACGAAAACTACTACAATAGATACTAGTAGTTCAGTAACAAAGATTGGGGGTATTGTATCATGAGTTGGGATGTAGGTGCATGGGTAATTGACACAGTTAATTCAGTATTAAGTGCTTTAATTCAAGCGCACGGCACACAGACCTTTACATCAGATGGCACATTTACTGTACCTGATGGTGTGACAAAGATTTGGATTACTGCTTTTGGGGCAGGTGGTAGTGGATACGACTACTACGGCGGTCAGGGTGGAGATTTTGTAATAAGAAAAGCATTCATGGTTACTCCTAATGATAGTCTTTCAATCACAGTGGGAAAAGGCAATTTAAACGAAGACGGTGGAGCAACGGTTATTGGCAATTTAATCACATTGGCAGGGGGGGGCAAAGGCGACGGAAAAAGAAACCACAAAGGTGCCTTAGGTGGTACTACTGCAAATGGAGTAGAAATAGCTGCACAAAATACTGTATTTGCCCATGGCGGTTTAAGAGGAACTGATAACAATTCTTCTTCTGGTGGCCAGGGTGGATTTGGTGGTGGTGCTGGATATGGACGTGGCGGAGATGGTGCAGAAGGAAATACTAAATATTACGTAGGGTTTAATGGGGAAAATGGCGGAATAGGAGCTGGGGGCGGAGGCGGAGGATACGGTAGTCGTATAGGCACCCCCGGAATTGGCGGAGACGGCATTGTTATTATCGAATGGTAAGGAGGTGGAAATGTGAAAAACTATGCAATGATTTTACAAAACAGAGTGATTGACGTTCTGAAGAACCAAGAAGTAGAACCCTACTATCCACCAGACCCATCGGGCAATCCTGTGACTGCTATTCCCTGTGACAATACGGTTACGCTTGGAATGATTTATGACCCCGAAACTGGCACATTTTCAGAATACACACCGCCCGGACCCATGCCAGAACCAGAACCCTCCCAGCTTGACCGCATTGAGGAGCAGTTAAACGCCCTTACTGCGGACAGCGTGACAATAGAGAAATTAAATGCGGCAATCAGTGAAGGGGTGAATGAGGTATGATGGAAACAATTAAGCACATGGCGAAGCTGGCGGCGCAGGCGGTGCAGGAGAAAGCGGACACTATGACAGGAACGGAATTAAACGCTGAGGACAGGTTTATTCCTGATTTCCAGACGGCTTGTGAAAAAGAAAATATGCTGAACCGCCCTGTCGGCTTTGTCTGCAAGAGTACCGCAGGCAGAGTGGTAAAGCTGCTACAGAAATATGACAGCACCATTTACACCGCCGAACCCGAGGAATTGCCTGCACAGTGGGGTTTTGTATGGAGTGATGACCCTGCGAAGGCAAAGCCCTTTATCTCGCTGGCAACCAGCCCCTACGCGAAGGGGGACTGTTGCACGGAGAATGGCGTTTGCTATCGCTCGACCATCGATAACAATACTTGGAAGCCCTCGGAATACCAGCAGGGCTGGGAGAAAGTAGGTTGATCGTATGGCAAGAAAAATGGAAACGAGCAAGAAACTTGTTTACATATCTGATTTTGTAGCAATCTGCCTGAGTGCGGCGGTTATATATGGCACTTTCGTCACAGAGAAAGATATATCTCCGCTTGCACAGGTGGCGGTTGCTTCAATTACAGAGTGTGGCGTTGCAAACGGTTTCTACTATTGGAAATCGAAAAATGAAAACAGGTACAAATATGTTATCAAGTTGATTCGTGAATGGGCTGAAAAATACGGCATTGAAGCCGTTATCCGTATTGCTGATATTGTATTGAAAGAATGAAAGGAGATGTAGAAAGTGGGTAAGATTACATTCTTAATGGAAAACTGGTATTTGGTGGTTGCGCTGATGGCGGTCACAGGGATGGTCGGTGTATTTATCGGGCGTTTTCTGAAAATGCCGACAGCGGCACAGAGAGAAAAGGTCAAGGAATGGCTACTGTGGGCAGTCACACAGGCAGAAGCGGAATTGGGTAGCGGCACAGGAAAGCTGAAGCTGCGGCAGACCTATGATTTATTCGTGCAGAGATTCCCTGCGGTTGCTATGGCGGTATCATTTGACACCTTCTCTATGTGGGTGGATGAAGCACTGGAAGAAATGCGAAAAATGCTGAAAGAAAACAAGGCAGTCAAAGAGATTGTAAAGGGATGATTATATGGCGAAAAAGATGACGGGCAAAGAACTGGTAGCCTTTTGCCGTTCTAAAATCGGCACGAATTATGTTTACGGTATGAAAGGCTCTGTAATGACAGAAGCCAACTACAACTATTTGAAGAACAAATACGGAAAGATGGTCTGGAATAGTGACCGAAAGAAAATCGGCAAGGTTTGCGTAGACTGCTCTGGTCTGATTTCGTGGGCATGTGGCGTGAAACTCGGAAGTACCCAGTGGAAAGAACGAGCAAAAAGCGTCAATCCGATATCAACCATCGAAAAAGCACCCATCGGGGCGTTAGTCTGGATGCAGGGGCATATCGGGGTATACACAGGCATGAAGAACGGCTACCCCTACTACATAGCTGCTGACGGTTCGGCTTACGGCGTGCGAGAAGTCCCCCTGCGGTGCAATAAATTCACGCACTGGTTGCTTGTAAATGATGTTTTCGACTACGGAACGGAGGATGAAGAAGTGGTAGAGAAGTGCAAGATTATCATTGATGGAAAGGAACACGAAACAGAACGCATTCTGAAAAACGGAATAAACTACATCAAAATTCGTGACGTGGCGGATGCCACCGGCTACAACATCACAAGCAAGGGGAACATTGCGGTGCTGACGAAAAAATAACCATTGCGTTGACCTCAACAAAATGGTATAATAACAATACACCCTTTCGTAAAAGCTGCAATCCTAAGCTACACAAAAATCGGGAGTATATCAATTTCGGTATACTCCCTTTTTTTATGCCGTTTTCCGAATTTCCCCGACCATCATATCTACCATATCGAAAACTTCATCCCCATAAGTAGCCACAAAGTCACATAAAAATTCCTCCTGTTCCAATGGGATATGTATGTTATAGGACATACAAACTGCGTGGCATAATTCGTGTATCAGTACCTTCCTCTTAAAACCGCCTACAAGCCGATTTGAAAGGCAAATACAGTGAGTAGTGTTATCCGTCACGCCAACTGTAAAACTACCGTCAGAGCGGCGCAGGCAGTCTGAGGATGGCGCAACCGAAACAACACTCCATTTCACGCCATTTATCTCGAATACCATTCCATCACCCCCGATTAAAAAAGATAGGGGCAAGATAACCCCTATCCTATTTTGCATCAGCCGATTTTCTGCAACAGTGTTGTCATTTTGGCTTTCAACAGAGTACGTTCTTCTGGTGTCATATCCGAAAGAATCTCTGTCACATCACCAGAAAGTTCTTTCATGTATGCTTCAAGGTCGCGCATCTTTTGCTCTTTATCAGCCTGAGAATTGCCCCTGTGCATTTCCTTACTTTCTGTATAGTGGCGTTTCGCTTTATCGTAGCCGCTCATCATGGGTTCGGTGTAGTACATTCTGCCGCCCATACGGTCTAAATCCCTGCCCCGCTCTGCTTCACTCTTGCTATCCCATTCGTGATACATATCGGGTGTCTGGAAGTAGTAAGGCGGTTCTGTATATCCTCTGCGTGTTCCTCTGCCCTTTGGTGCAAATCGACCGTCAGCGTATCTGTAATGGTCGTAGAAACGCCTGTCTCCGTCCTCGTAGTATTCGGATTTCAACCGCCTAAGGATTTCCTTATCTTCTTCTTCGTCCTCTTTCTCTGCTTTCTGCATAGCTTTTGTAATGACCGCTTTATATTCGGCATCGTTTAAGTCTTTAATCATGTCAACAACCTGTCCCATTTCGGCGGTATCAACACATTCCAGACCGCTTTCCATTTCGGACCATGCCTTTTCGCAAAGACACTCAATCATTTTGTGCATTCTCTCAATGTGCATAAATTATTCACCTCCGCCAGTTGTTGCAGGGGCACTTTCTCCGTTGATAGCAGATAACCTGTTATCGGGAGTACAGCAAGTTTCCCCTATCATTCTGAAAAATCCAGAATTGTTCGTTGTCTCAACTACGGTTTTGTATCTGGTTCTTGTTCTCAAGCCAGATGCCACAACCTGTCTGCAATTACGTTTCATAAGCGGATACTGCACAGCCCCACCGCCAATCGTAATAAAAACAGGAGCATTGATTGTAGTGGTATCGGGGATTTTTTGAGCCACCACAATACAAACTTTTCGGCAGTCTGCATAACTGCCTGCGGGTAAATCTATAATCAGATTTCCGCCTGTAAAATTCACTGACTGCGATATAATGAAATTATCGCAAAGTCGGCATACATTCTTACAAGCCATAAAATAACACCTCCTAAAAAATAAGGGTAGACTTCTGCCTACCCTCTTTGTATCAACCACTGTGGGCGAAGTCTGATTTAATATCAGATAGCATTTTTAGTATTTCCTTCTGGTCTTTCATTATCTTATCCAGATAATATCCATCCTGCCTATGCAATTCCTTCAACAGCGTATCGTTCGATACCTGTTGGCAAGTCACAAGCTGCAAAAACACAGACAGGATGGTAAGCATATCTAAATAAGATAACCCTTTATTTTGGTTGTCTGCCATCAGCAACCACAACCGCAACCGTTACCATATCCAGAATAAGGATAAGGGGCAGGAACGTTATACGCAGGTACAGGCATAGGGTTGATTCTTCTAATCAATTCCGCTGTCTGCGCGTCCTGATTTGCCGCGATATAAGCGTTCTGCGCTGACTGAGAAGCAGCCAGTTCCAGCTTTTGAACCTTATCTCTCAGGTCGGCGTTTTCCTTAGCACACAGGTAGTCGAGGATTGCTCTTGTTCCTGCGTTCTGGTTGTCGATAATGTCACGGGTATTTGTGTTCATCGTGTTCTGCAATGCACAAGTATCCTGCGCCATATCGTATCTTACCTGAGCGATTGCTTCTCTGTTCTGGCAACAGCAATCGGCAAGCTGTGCCTGCAATGCGTTCTGACCCTGCATCAGTGCAACATTGGTTGTGTTGAACCCCTGCTGTGTCTGGTAGCCAAGATTGCAGATAGCGTTATCTACGCCATGAAAACCGTTCATCAGAGTGGTGTTCTGTGCATAGAACCCATCACACATACCGTTGGAGATACCGTCAAGTTTTCCGATGATAGACTGTGTGTCGAATCCTCTCTGGATATCTGCCTGTGTAGCTGCTGTTGCCACATAGCCGCCACCGTTGCCGCCGAATCCGCCGAAACCGTTATTCCCCCAACCGAAAAGCAGAGCAAAAACTACGATTATCCACAGCCATCCGCCATCGCTGAAAGCACCGTCATTGCCATAACCGCCTGTTGCCGGCATTACTGGCATAGTAAAAGGTGTATTGTTTGTAGAGTTGAACATATTAGATTCCTCCTTTTGATTGATTATTTTTATTCATAAAGAGGCACCAAGGTTTTTTGCGCGCAACCTCTAATATGTCTTACATTCCAAACTTATCTTTCATTTGTTTCATTATTTCATCGGGGTTTACCCCTTTCTCTTTGCAGAGGTTTCTTGCCATCTGCTCTACGCCTTTGGCATCCCCTTTCTGCATCATGTCTATGGCATTTTTCGCCATAGGGTTTCCCATCACTTGACTATTGTTCATCATGCTTTGTAAAAACTGTTGCGGATTTCTTATACCGCCAAGGAGTTGAAATAAATTCTTCATTCTGCATCCGCCTTTCTTTTGGTCGATTGTGTACTGGATTTTGAAGCGGTTTTATTTACGGAGAGTTCCAACTGTTCTAATCTCTCCGACAGTTCATCGAATCTATCCATGAAAGCTGCTACCGTACCATCCGACAGTTCAAATTTTAGATTTTCTTGAATCTGAGCCGAATTTTGATGTGCAGTCTCATTTACTGGCTTGAAAGTTACGGTTTTAATCGTTCCGTCAGCGTTCCAAGACTTAGCAAATATTGCACTCATATCCTGCATCGGAAAGAACGCCGCCGAACCATCCATAGGCACATCATTTGCCGTTATCATTTCCACAGACTGCACCACGCGCCCATTTACGCCACGCGGCATCTGCTGTTGAAGCTGATTTACTGGCTGCACCTGTTCTATCTGCGGTTGCTGCATCCGCGTCTGTTGAAAGTATGGATTGTACCCATACTGCGGATATGCTTGCTGGATATTATAGTTCATGCTCTGATAAGGATTTGGTTGCATAGTCGATTCCCTCCTTCTCTAAAACCTCCTGCACCGCCCGAACCATAACGGACTGATAAGTAAGAGGTATCTTCATTACATCTTCACGACTGAAAATTTTCTCTAGGACTTCATCTGAAAACATTTCCATCAACCTCCTTCTACCTATATTTTCGCATAAAAAAAGAGCCAAAAGTGTCATCTTTCGCTCAACTTTCTGTCATATATTTTTTTGTTTTGTATGGGGCTTTTCTACACCAATTCTACACCACTACACCAATTTTACACCATTTTTCTAAAAATTATTCATTGGTTTTGAAAAGTTATTCAATGTTTATCTTTTTTGTATGAATTGCTCAAAACCGTTGAAAATAAAGTTATTAACAATGTTTTTAAAGTTATAGCAAGATATTTTCATTTTGAATAAAAATTTCAATATCATTTCATCCCATAAATGTATATACTTATTAAAAACATTGATAAAACAAGGTGTTCTATATGTATTTTTTATTTCTACACCAATTTCTACACCAATTTTAAGTTTTTTTCTATTGCTTCGATTTCCTCCAGTTTGGATTCATCCGTTACATGAACATACAAATTCATCGTCATTTCAATTTTGCTATGACCTAGGATTGCTTGCAGCGTTTTAGGGCGCATACCACTTTCTATACATCTCGTAGCGAATGTGTGCCTTAGCAAGTGAATTGAGAACTTTCTCATTCCCAATCTATTGCAAATAGCATATATTCCTTGATTATACGCTGACTTTTGAATTAGATTTCCGTTTTTGTTCAGAAAAATATAATCTGCATACTGGATTGGAATAATTTTGTTTTGAGAATTCTTCTCTTTTTGACTATATAAAATATTGACAGCTTCTTTTGTAAGCGGTATCTCCCGATGCCCGCTTTTTGTCTTTGGTTCTCCGATTACAAACCCTTGTTTCGCGACCTCCGATGCACTTCTCTGTATTTTTATTTTTCGATTTTTAAAATCTACATCAGACCACTTTAACGCAATCAATTCTCCAACCCGAATCCCGGTTTGCAGCACAAACGCATATCCATTATAAAATGATGATTTTTCTGATTCTTTTAAGAAAGTTTTTTGCTCATCAACAGTTAGTGCTTCTCGCGCTTCTGTTTTTTTACCACCAGTTGCTTTCACATTCCTTCTTACAGGATTTCTTTCTATTAAATAATTTTCGACAGCACATTCAAAAACACTCCACATTAAATCTCTATGCACCTTAATGGTAGATGTCTTATGCCCTTCATTCATCATATTTAGTACTTTCTGACAATGAATCGGCTTTACGTCTTTTAATTCCATATTCCCAATAATTGGAGAAATAGAAAAGCTCCACATACTTCTGTAGTTTCTTTCTGTTATAATTCTTATGCTATCTCCCTTTACTTCATTTATCCAGTAGTCAAACCACGCATCGACTGTTGGAGAGTCAGAAAAGAACACATCACCATGTTCATCCTCAAACTGTGCATCTGCCATCCATGCCCTGCACTCCTGCAACTTATGAAAGTATTTCTGTTTTCGTTTTCCAGATTTTGTTGTAAAACGTCCTGTATACATTCCGTCTTTCCGTTGGCTGATACCAACGCCTAATTCTTTACCTCTAAGGTCTTTTCCCATCGTTACACACCCTTTCATTTTGAGAAAAGCCCCATACAGCGTCATATTACCATACAGGGCTAATTTTTGTCTATATCTCAACAGTATTTTCAATAAACTTGTCGAATTCCTTTCGCTTAATGAGCTTTCTGTTCCCGTTTGTAAGAGCAAAAGTGCATCTTGGGTTATTCGCAAGTTTTCTGAGCGTTGCCGTTCCGATATTGCTATAGGCGGACGCTTCATCAATCGTCATTGTAACTTTCTGCCAAATCGGCACTTCTGGTTTCGACATATCCTCAATCCTTTCTATTTTCTTATAAATCTTCCTCAAAATGCGATTCACCGTAGATGATGATATTTTCATCGTGTCCGCTATATAATCAATAGGGGAACCGTTACTGGACAGTTGAAATACCATCATCTCATCCTCGGTAAAATTGGCGTTCTCGATAATTTTTCGCAATTCTGGCTTTGTCAAATCTCGCAAAGCCACTTAGCTCGCAAAGCCACTTAGGAATACCTCCTTTATGTATCCTCATTAGACCAAAGCAATTTCTTATTTCCTTTCTTGTCGGTCTGGAAAATGGTATCCTCTGTCATTTCGATTCCGATTTCAGCCTTTACTACTTCCTCGATATCATCAAGCGAAAGATGCTTATCACCGACATCTTCCCATAATTCTTCAAAGGCAACTAACGCTTTGGCGCATCGTTCTGAACCGAACCCGAATTTATCATGCAGGACTAGCAACATAACCAGTTCCATTTGAGAAGAAAGCCCTCTATCAATGATTTTTTGCATATTCTCAATAGCTTCGTTCTTCGCTTCTTCAATGATTCTTTTCTGCTTCTGATACCGTTTTTTCTTTTCAATCTGATTCAGATTCATCTTTTACACCACCTTCGCAATCCACAGAAAGAAATTTGTCCACCCTTTTCTGCGCTTCCGGCGGCAGATTTTCGTAAAAGTTTATTTCCCCTGTTTGGTATCCGCATCTTACTTTCATTCTCTCCATAGCCTTGATGGCAAGAAATGCACCGTTGATAGCTACATGATATGCGGCAGGCAAGCCGCTTTCTTCATCACGCGCGTCATGGTCTTTCTGGTAAGTAATCGTATGCCGCAGCAGAGCGGCTAACAGTCTATCGTCAGAGATATCTCTCCATGATTCAATCCCTTCCATACCGTATTTCTCAACGGCAAATTCGCGTACCCTTGCCAATGGTTCTAAAAGCTCCAACGGCACAAGGTTAAGCTGCGGTTTTCCTTCATCGGATTTTACGATTGGCGTTTTCATAAATATTCCTCCGTTCTGGTTTTTATCTGGTACTCATTGCTTTTATCTTTTCCAATTCTGCATGAACGGTGTCCATAACAGAATCATCCACTACTCTTTCTTTCTTCTCCCTGTCCTCAATCAACAACTTGCTTTTTTCGTCAAACGCATTAGAAAGTTGCTTAATTCTATCCTGCATTTCTATTCTGGCAGGATTCTCGTTATTGGAAAGCAAATTCCGCACTTCTGTTGGCAGCTTTGCGCTTTCGTCTTTCTGCATCAGCACAAGCCGGTATGACCTCTGAAAATTACTCATAACTACTGTCTCGTTATAATCTTCATCCGTAGCCCAAATGTGTAGCTGTTCTGGCGTTCCGATTGCACGTTGAATAATTGCAGGAAGTTTCAAAAACTCCTCGGTATATCGGTATCCACTATTTCTTATTGCTTTGCTCACCAACGCCCACGATTCCATTTCGTTCAATTCCTGCGGTTTGCTAACGGAATGAACCATATCAACCAACTGCCCGATTGTCGGTGCAAATCCGCTTGTATCGGACAGGATATAGGATTTCAACGCAACCGAAATCTGCTGATATGTATAATCTGAAAGCATCATTCCCCAAACCTCCGTTGTTTCTTCGATATTCTTTGGTCTGAAATTCTGAAAACAGTTATACATGATACGCAGGATTTTCTTCGTTTCCTCTTTTGTCAGCACAAAACACACCCCCCTAAAAATTCCAGTTTATATCGCTACTGGAAGTCTTACCGATTTTCTCCCAAACAATACCTTGATAGCCGCTTGAAATACTCTCGTTTATTGCCGTTGACACCGCCGTATCTCCGTACTGTGTTGACTTTTCGGATATTGTTTTTAAAAGTGTCCGCAGACCTCTTTCTTTGTACTTGAAATTTCTCTCTCCCTTGTATGCTATCCAATCTTGCACCGATTCCAGAAGATAATCGGAAATAGCAAACTCGGAAACCATGTCATTCAGCATATCCGCAGAAGATACTTTCTTTGCAGAAGCGGAAGGAATACTTTTCGGTTCTTCTTCTGTCTGGCAATTGTCCGCACTGCCTCTAACCTTATTTACCGTATCCATAACGTACCGCCTAAAATCATCGGACTTAATATGCTTTGCAACATTCTCAACACCTATAAGCGTTTTCTCAGATTTGCTCCAATTGTACTTGTACCATTTGAGAATCAAGACTTCCTTTGTTTCCGCACAGTAACGAATCACGCCATGCACATTTTCAAAACGGCTAATCAATCTTGAAATTGTATCCTTCGTGTATCCTGTATGGTGCGATATTTGATTAAAGCTGACCTCGTAGCAGCCGCAGATATTCGTCTGTGGGTTCGTCAGAAGATAAGCATAGAAATACTTATCCTCTGGCGTGAAATCGTCCTCGACCTTATTATCAGTCCAAAACGATATGTGTAAATTCCTGTATATTGCCATAAACAACACCACGCTCTTATTTATTGTTGATTTTCTCGTCAAGATTCATCCTTTGTCCTTCTTTCCTTCAAATAGCTATAAACACCATAGGGAAACCAAAGGAAAACAATCCATAAAAAACAAAGAATCGGTTTCCATACGTTTTGCGTATAATCTTCAATGATAATGCTCAGAAAAAGACCGTACCCAATCATTATGTAAGCGGTTATCAAAATTGCCAAAATAGCCATTCCCATCACTCCAATTCATCAGCAATCACAAACATATCAAATCCAAAGAAGGAATTATCAATATTCTCGTAAACAGCATCTAAGATTTCCTTATTGTGAATGCCGTCTACTTCCATCTGTTCCCAAAAATCTTTATCCTGCGTTGATGTTCCAGAGAAATCTCCCTCATGTTCTTTTTTGTATGTTTTACCTCTAAACTCAAGCGTTTCTGTGTATCCTGCTTCATGTGTTACAACTGTATATTTCATCGTTCATCCCTCCTTCGGCTTCTCGCACCGTTCAAATTCAATCACCCAAACCCATGGGTTAGCCTGCCAACTGTAGCGGTCAAGGTCGGATTTTTTGATGGTGGAATCCCATACATCGGGAAAACCAAGTGCTGTTGATGTATAATCGAAACATCCCTCTGCTTCTGCATCATCATCTGTCATATCCTGCAAGCGTTCCACCCGAACATCCGTAACCCTCAACCAGATACGAGCCGCTTCTTTCGGCATGATATCATTCAGCCTCGCAGGATTTACCGTATCATGTCCGACTGCAATCAGTTCCTTTTCTGCCTCGAGGAATCTTTCTCTGAAATCCTTTGTGCCGGTAATAGCACCGCTTATGTAAATTCTCAATTACTCGCCACCTTTCCGTTTCTGTAATCTTCTATTGCCCTGCCAACTGAATCTTTCCCGCAATCGCCGCTATCGTACCACTCAACCGCCTTAAAAACAGGACTTAGCATTTCGTGAAGCGTTTCAATTCTGATTCTGGCTGATTTGATATACTCAACTAATCGCATTACATCCTTTGCCACATCTTTATATCCGCTCGAATTGAGGTAATCTGCCATTTCTTCTAACAATTCAATACTTCTACACTCCACAAGCTCGTCTACTTCCTTTGAGTATAGATAGCTCCAACTTCCGCCGCTCATTGTTTTTCGCCGCCTTTCATCAATTCTATAAACTTCTCGTACTGCCTCTCTGAAATCTTGTTACCCCTCTTATCCGCTCTAATTTCGATTGTGAGGTGCTTTTCGGCAATATTCGATAATTCCTTTGCAAGATTCTTTCTGCCCTGCTGTACGCCGTCACGATAGCCTTTAGCGGCTTTGTATTCCGCAATTTGCGATTTGCCCTCGCCCTGTGAGCCGCTTGTCTTGTTCCGCAGCTGATAACCACCATCAGCATATTTCTTTATCCAGTGCTGTTCCGCACTATCCAATTCGGTATCCTTATAAAGCATAAATCCGATTTTCCATCCATGCTGATTTGTTTCTGCATCATATAAGCCATGTTTTTTCAACGATAAGTCGATATGCTGATAGCCGACAAGATGTTGTGCAAGTCTCGTCAGAATATGTACCGCTTGCCCGATATATGCGTATTTGAATCCGTTTTCATCAATTCTTGTTAGGAAATAAATTCCGCTATCCTCATTCAATTTTGGATTTACTTTCAGCAAGCGTTCCTTGTTCTTCTTCTCAATAGCCTTCGCTTTCTTGAATTTCTGATAGTCCATCTTTCCACCGCCTTACAAATGCAACTGCATTTCTTCTTTCACAACAAGCATTTCATCTTTTGCTCGTCTGTAAAATTCCTTTGAAATTTCAAATCCGTATGAGTTTCTACCGCACTCCATAGCCGCTCTCAGTGTCGAACCACTACCAGCGCAAGGGTCAATCACGATGTCCCCTTCGTCCGTAAAAATTTCAATCAGTTTCTTAATTACGGATACTGGTTTCTGCGCTGGATGAATTTTAGGAATCTCTTTTCCGTCCTTCTCCCATGCGAACCAATTAAAAATCATCCGTCCTGTGCCGCGAATATTCTTCCCGTTCTCGTCCTGCTGACAGCCGTTTCTAAACTTTGGTAACCTTCCACGATAAAATACAAGGGCGTATTCTGTCGCGCCCACAATACGCATATTCGCCTTCAAAACCTGCGGACTGTAATTCTTACAGAAAACCAATGGTATGTAGTTTACAAAGCCATGTTTCTTAGCGGCATTGATAAGCGTTGGAATCTGCTCAAAGCTGCAAAACACAATCATGCACGGGCTGTTGCTGCTTCTGCCACGAGATACGGTTTTCGTATCTTCTTTCTTCAACAGTTTGCTGCAAAAATGAAAATACTCGTACAGATTGAAATTAAAATCCGTATTAAAAGCAGCCTTTCCGGCAAGTTTGCTTTCACCGTTTTTATTGTCCCCACCTTTGTACCACATGGGATTACTACCGTAGAAATTCGTACCCACGTTGTAGGGGATATCAGCAATAACAAGTTGCGCTTTCGGGATGCCGTACCGCTTATAGTTCTGGAAATTGTCATTAAACAATTCCGTTTTTATGTTTTTCAAATCCATAATATCACCGACTTTTCCGATTAACCTCTTTTTCGACTCTTTCAAATTCTTCATCAGATATTCCGAATATCTCAATATAGTCATATTCCGGCGCGAAAAACACTGATATATCGTCCTTCTTATAAATAGGCACCATGAAATCGCCTACAATATTCGCAGTATCGAACATTTGTATCCCTTTTTCAAAATTCTCTTTCAAAAAAACGATTAAATTTTCTATTCTCAAAATCAGTCTCCACCCTTCTTATTTTTTAAAACGGCAAATCGTCATCTTCAATGGTATTGTCAATGGGATAAAAACCATCCGTGTTACTCTGCGATTTCGGCGCATCACTTGTCTGCCCTGCACTGCTGCTTGCCGCTTTACTCTCGGCAAACTCGAACGATTTCACGATAAAGGATACCGTGTTCTGCTTCTTCCCTTCCCTGTCGGTGTATTCATTCTGCGCAGCTTCGCACTCAAGGATGATTTTCGTACCCTTCTTAACAAATTTATCCATTGTTTCCGCCGTTTTGCCGAAAGCAGAAATATTGAAAAAGCTCGTTTTCTTCTTATCTCCATATCCGCTTTCGACCGCAACGGAAGTTCTTCCGACCGCTAGAGGATTTGCGGACTGCGTGTATCTGAGTTCAACATCTCTTGTTGTTCTGCCAACAAAAATACATTTATTCATTTCTGCTTGTCCCTCTTTCTTCTAAAGTATTCGTTCTTCCGGTAATCCGCCTGATTTTCGATGAACGCCTTCTTTTGCATTTCTTTTTTATTTTTCAAATGCTTCTGATTCCAAATCGTGAATATCTCGCATTTTGAATGACATCCAGCGTTCCTTCCTTCGCATCCATAGCAGGGGCAAATGCCGTCCTTTGCCTTGATATTTGCATTTAAGGAAAACTCATACCTTCCCATCGCTCAACCACCACCCGTCATTACGCCCTGCAACGTACACATTCGCCGCAGGACACGCTTTTTTCATACGCTCGATGAATTTATCAGAATCGGCATTATCAGCTGACAGATGGCACATTATGACGTTATGCAAGGAATCTGAATTATTCGCTTTCACAAACTCACAAGCTGTTCCAATCTCCATGTGACCGCCGAAAATATGATTCTTTTTTCCTTCGTTATCTGGATAAATCATATCTTTGTCATAATTAACGCCAAGGAGAATGTGGTTGATATTTTTGAACCGCCATTTGATAAGAGCCGTATCAGTTATATACAGCATCCTTCCCATTTCCTTGTGTTCAACCAAAAACCCATAACAGGCGCAAGGTTCGCCGTCCGCATCTGTGTGTGTCCATCTACCGTCAATCGTTGTAAGGTCAAAAGATTTTACTACAAATCCGCCCATATTTTCTGATTTACTATCGTTTTCCAGATATGGTGCAAAAACAGGTATTCCCATTCTTTTAAAATCTTCTATAGACCTGCTATGGTCAAGTCAGAGATGTTTATGAGTAACTATCGCTCCGACAATATTTGATATTTTCCAATCAACACCTTTTTTAACAGTCTTTTCTGATACGCCTAAATCAAGTAACAAAATTTCTCCTGTTCTGCTGATTAAGGCGTGCGAATTTCCACTTGAGCCTGTGGCTATCGTTCTCAAAAACATCTACATCACCTCGCCTTCTTTTTCAAATTTCCATACATAACCGCCTGCCTGTTTTCTTACACTACCTTTTGAGTTGTATGGTTCTTTGCTTGCGACTTGAGATATATTTCTTTGGCATATCCCTGTCATTCTGCTCGCTATTTCGCAGTTGACATATTCGGCAAGGTATACACCGTCCAATGTGTATTGTTTGACTCTTTTTGGCTTGACGTACTTATTGTAGTCATTCATCCCTTTGATTACATTTTTGTTTTTCTTAATTGTTTCCATGCTGTGTTTAGCTGGATGTATTATTTCAAGGTTATCTAATCTATTATTCTGCTTATTCCCATCTTTATGGTGTATGTGGTAACCTTTCGGGATTTCTCCTATAAATGCCTTTGCCACAAGCCTATGTATTCGTTCTGTTCTTCTTTTCCCATCGCAGTCAAAAAGATTTACGGTAAAATACCATCCATTTTTATCTGTGTTTGACATTATCCCTCCATTTTTATTTTTTCTGTAACTTTTCAATCTTCCATAATTTGAAATTTGGTATAGCCCTTCGTATCCATCAATCCATTTCCATTCTTCCGTACTTAATCACTCCTTTCGGAACACCGCAGTCAAGGATAAGAGATTTTCCATTGCTATCAGCGAGCATATAACAGTTTCCTGCGCTCCCCGTTGCTATCGTTTTTAGCAGCACTTTTGCACCCCCTAACGATTATTTAATCCCCTCAACATGGTATCTTCCGTATCCACTACTTCTACCACTTCCGATACCGTTGCCAAATCCTGCAAGATTGACAATGTTTACAATCTGTTCCAAAGAGAAAGCGTTTTCGGTGTACTGGATTGTAAATGCAGCTTTCCAACCGCTAAATCTGTTAAGGTGTACTAATACTGGAGAGCCTTTTTTGGGAGACATCAGTTTTTCGTCAATATGATGTTCTGCAAACTGAATTGGTATCAAATCTCCCTTTGCGATAATGTTTACTCCTGCATTAAACTTCGTTGCGTATGTATCAATTTTGTTCTGTACAACAGCCTGTCCGAAAGATTTTTTCAGACCGAACCCTGTAATACATGGTGCGTTTTCTTTTAATGCCTGTAATAGTCCTTCTTCCGAATAATCTTTTGGCTTGCCGTTGTACCAGTGCATAGAAGTGATGATTGCTTCCCATTGATTAGGCTTTGCTGTGTCTTTCGCCTTATCCTTACGCTTGTCAATCAAATCCTTTGCGCTTACATCGTTCATTTTATTAAGAATCAAGTCTCCATCTCCTGCGATTTTGATTGTTGCGGTTTTGATGTTTAAGGGCTTGATTTCGATTACCTCTGTTTTAGCCATTTTTGTTTTCTCCTTTCATTTTTGTTACTGATAGAACACTTTGTAGGCGATATAATATTCTGCATTGTCTTGTATTTTCTTTTGATTTACTGTTCTTTTCTTTAATATGCTGGCGGTATCATACCGCCTATAAAATGCTCTATCAGCGTGTTCCTATAATCAAGCGCTTAGCAAGTGAGATAAAGTGTCCTATGTTGCGCTTTATTTTCCTGTTTTATTTTGACCTGTTTTTCGATGTTTTATAAAAAGCTGTTATATAATAGGTGTTATCTCACCTGTTAAACACTTGAAAATAGGTTGTTTTTTAATATGCTGTCTGAAATTTTCCTGTTATGTTCTGTTTTATGCTATATATCAAACAGTGATTAAATCAATCTGCTCAAATACCTGTTCCAACTCGGAAAGTGTCTTATATTTCAATCTGAAACTTTCCAATTCTGATAATGCTCTTTTAAGCAAATCTTCATATTCATTCTGATTTTTCAGAAAAGTCCTTGTCGGCTGATAAACAGTATTGGACGTTCTACTTAATACTCTTACTGGCGGCGCATCTTCGCTTTTAGGTTCTACATACAACATCCTAATGACATTGCCGGCTTGTATTGTTCTGTATTTCTCGGCAGCTAAATCATTGTCCCACTCAAAGCATTTATGTAATTCTGAATTTTCATCTCTTGCAAAATCAAGGATTGCTTTCGGAGTAATCTGTTCCAGAGAAGAAATCTCTCTGTAACATTCGTTTGCATCAGCTTTAAAAATACCATCAACCTTCCATTTTACATTTTCGCTCATCATCACACCCCGCTATCCAGAGGAAACCGAAAGACTTTCGGATAATCGAGGGCGAAATAACTTCCGTTGATACTTTTTGTTTCTTGGAATTTTTCGTATTCCGTTCTCAGCATTTCCATAGCCTTTGCGGCTTTTTCTTTTTTCGAGTATTCAGCTAATTCCCAAATAGTACCAGAACTTACTGCATAAGCAATAATCGTCCTTTCATCATCGCAGTCGATTGAAATTGAAATCTGTTCATACGGCAAATCAATTTTTCCATCCTGACTAATAATTCTCATAAATCATCCCTCCTGTACAATTTCCCCATCAATGATGTTTTCCTCGTCAAAATCAACGGAATTTGCACTTTCCACAACATCGTCCTGTGTCTGGCGGTATGTATCGTCCAGTTCGATTTGTGCCTGTCTCGCCATCTGGTCATAATTTTTCGGATACTTTCTTGTGGCGTTGTTGCACATTTTCCGCTGAATCATGCTCTCTGGCGTATCCAACCATGCACCGCTGATAAATTGTCTGGCAATTTCACATTCCAACATATCATCAACCGTAGCGCAGGAGCGCAGCGCGTTCAGAATTTCGTCTTTCTTGGCTTTGATTTCCTCTTTCTGCTTTGGCGTTGCCTTATATCTATCTTCGCAAATGCCGAACGTAGCGTTCATCATATTCTGCTTAACGTGAGCCAAAAGGTTGACCTTTACGCTTGCTCTGTCAGCTGTCAGATATGTTACTGTGCCGTCCGTCAATTTTACTGGATATACCACCCGAACCGCTTTATCTGACTGTCCTTTTTCCTCCCATTCCGGCGGTGTCAGTTCCAAGCCCTTATGTTTGGGTGGGATATAGGTGTCTCCTTCCTTAACTACCCAGTACGGATAAACCTGTTCAACATCCTTGCCGTAATGAGAAAGAAGGGAATCATATCCTGCACCCTCGATACCCATTTCAACAACCTTCACCCATTCATTCCCACGCTTGACATTTCTAAGCTGGAAATAACATTCTCTCGGATATGCCGAAGGGTTCAATTTCAGACCTGCGCAGTTTTCAACGATACCCCTCAAGTTGCTTGTATCGAGTGAATTCATGTTCGCTTTTCCATCGTTCTTTACAAGATTGTAAATGCTGCCGACCGCCTCCATAGCGCATTTTCTGGAATATTCATCAAAAATAACGCCGCAAGCCTCATAGTCTTTTGCAATCAATCCTGTAATTTCGTTGCTCCACCGACTTAATGCCGTTGTAAATTCCTTCTTTTCTGCCACCTGTGTATTTTCAGCCATTATTTCATTCCTCCTCCAACGGTCTGTTCCAACAGTCTTCGCATTCTTCTGAAACAAATTGTTCGTCCGTATCTAAAAAGCACTCTTTATTTGTCGCATATCCCAACGAATGAGGGCAAATTTCTGGAAATTTGTTATGTATCAGTTCAGCTTTCGGATACTTCTCCAAGAAATCCTGCAAAATCGTTTTTCTCGGATGTTCTTTAGACCATTTTTTCACGGTAGCGATTACTTTTTCTATATCATTAAAAACCCACTTACAAGGCATACAACTGCGAGATGAAGAATCTTCCATTGGGCAATCACTACAAAACGGATACTTTTGACACATTCTATGCCATTCTCTCAAAAACTCTAACGCCTTCATTTCTGCCATTCTGCATCACTCCTCACATGCTTCATATGTCTGCTCGAAAATGTCTGGTTTACAGGGATAAAGTTCTCCCTTCACGCCGCGAATCACATAGTCCCCAACACTCACATGATGCGTTCCCTCTAATGTATCAATATATAGTTCGATAGGTGGTTTTTCTCCGTCATCACTGACATAGTGCATGATGCCATTCTCAAAGGCGATTATCGCCCAATCGGGGACATAATATTTACCATCTGCTCCTTTTAAATCTCCATCATATTTAAACGCTTCAATTACCACGGGTTTCTTTCTGTATTTCATGCTCATTCCTCCGCTTCCTTAATTTCTCCATCTTCCAACTGATACCATGTGTCCTCTTTATATGTATCCCCATCAATCTGGATTGCTTTGTAATTGACGATTTCTCCTTTGCCGTTTCGTTCGACCATAACAATTAAACTGCCGATACCGCCTTTAGCTTTGCCGCCGTTTTCAGAAACCATGATAGAATGTTCTCCGCCTGCCAGTGTAGCCCAGTTTCCGCCTGC